TTGATCGTAGCTAACTGGAGTGCCGTCAGGCATTGCAGGAGCTGCGTTCATACCGAACAGCATTACTTCTTCATGATAGTTACGTGGGATACCTTGGATCTGCTCTACAAAGCCTTTCCATTCATCAGCACGTTGTTCGTAAACACCATCAAAGACTTCGTTGATAATCGGTTCGACTACCGCACGAAAGTCCGTACTACGCATTGGGGTTGCCATAGCTTATTACCTTTCTTTCGTTGTTAATTAAACCGAGACCTTAGGAGCGCGGAATGTGTTGTTAGCGATCTGTACTTGAACGATTGTATAAGCGTCATTCCAGTTGTTTAAAGCACCAGATGGATATGCTACTTCACGACCGAGACCAACTACACGAACTTGACCTTGCGCACCAGAAGCAACTGCACTATTAGCGATAGCTGTAGTAGAGAAGCCTGCGCCACCTGTACCAATGGTATAACCATCAGCAGTAGTGTAGCCTGAAGTTGCGGAGAAGTTGTACTCTGAACCAATCGATGAAGAAGGTACAGCAGCACCACACTGAATTTCGTATACGATTTCTGGGTCTTGGAAGATCCAAAAAACGATAGCGGAAGCAGCGTCCAAAGAAGCCTTGGAGATTGATTTACCTAATGTACGACGACCTTCAGCGGTTGTATATTCTACACCGTCAAATACGCCATATACTGGGCTTGTTCCAGCTGCGGTAGCAGCGATTGTTAATTGGCCTGAAGAAGTGATTCCTACTGGTTGATACTGGAAAAATGACTGACCAGAGCTCAAAGAGTAAGGAGCGCTATAGTTTGGTGTACCAACGGTAAAGCTGTTTGTTCCAGCGAATGGAACAGAACGGTCTAAACCGCTAGGGTGGAAACTAGGCTTCATGCCAAAGGGTTGAAATACTGTAGACATAGTCTATTTATCCTTTGTTATTTTGAAGAATGTTATTGAAAACGAATGTTTTTATTATTCGCTCTTGCGGTTTCTTTTTCCATTTCCAGTGTGCCACCTTCCAAGACTGAACGCCCGCCCTTATTACCCAATGCAGTATCACGTACATTAGCAGTGATATTACGTTGGTGCTCGAGTGGATCCTCGAGGTGGAGCATACGCATTACTTCTTGGTAGATGTCTTCTGGTAATTTGAAGAGAACCATTTCGTTACAACTAACACAGCCTTCAAACTTGCCCGAGCTCATTTTACCTAGTCCTTCAAAGCCTTTACCTAATTCCGAGGCTTTAACTGGCTCATAACCCAACGCCATACGTTTGTCGATACTGTCGTAAGTATTGGTTGTTGACAACCAACACAAGTGCATCCCTGGAATGATTCCCGCGGGAAGATCGGGCAACGCACTATTTGCCCACTTGTCTCTAAACGCATCAAGGCGTTCACGACGTGCAATGTCATCTGGAGCAGCTGTTGTTGTGCGCTCCAATACTTCTTGCGCCCGATCCGCTAAGCGGTCATCTAAGTCGCGTTTTATTCTTGTATTTGCCATTTTTCATTAACCTTTATTTTGACGATCATACGACGCATACGCGCGGATCATTTTGTTTCGTTTTTCAGTATCATCCCACGCGCCAGCATCTTTAATTGCTTGAACACGATCACGAGAAAGCGTGATTGTTCCTTGCTTTGCTGTTGCGGTATTAGCTACTCTGCTAGAGGCTGTTGGACCTGCAGAGCGGCGTGTATTTGCTCCACCTTTTGATGTATAACGGTGTGGCAAACGGGACTGCAAACGATTATCTAACTCATCCCAGTACTCAGGATCACTTGGATCCCAGCCATCTGTTGCGAGTTCTTGGTCAACTACTTTTGCAATTCTACTATCTGTATCTCGAGCCTGCGGATCATACCAAGAGTTCTTTTTTAACCACTGCGTGGCGTTTTGTTGAACTTCTGCGCTGATTTGATTCGGCACATTTTGTTTAGGCGTCTTAGCCTGCTCAAGTTGTTGTTTCTTATAATGCTGAACTTGCTGTAAACGCTGTTTAGCGTCTGTAAGCTGTTCTAAATATTCCATTTGAGATGCTACGTCGTTACTCTGCGCTGCTTGTAGCATCTTCATCTTAGCGTACTCAACTCTTGTTGCTTCGTCTTCAATAGACTTGTCAAGTTGTGCAAACTGGTAAGACGCCGCTGTGTTTTCTACTGCAGCCAAGCGACGTGCTAAATCTTCGTTACGCTTTTCAAGTGCACTAATTTTGTGCTTAGCGGATGCTTCTCGTTGCTTAGATAATTCTTTCTTTAGCTTGCGCTCTTCGCGTCTAGCTTCGCGTATTTTCTCGCGCTCTTCATCAGTTTCTTCGTCGTCTTGCTGATCTTCATCTGACAACTGTGAGTCTTCTTCGTCGGATTCATCTTCTTCAGCTTTTAATTCAACCTCAGTTCCTTTATCTTCGTCGTCAAAGTTTTCTGGAACTTCTACTCTTGCTAAAACTGAACCATCATCTTGTTCCTTGATAGGAACGTCTTTTTCATTATCTGCCATACTTTTCTTTCAAAAGTTAATCTACAAACGCTTTCATTTTTTGTGCATACTCGAACGATTTGATCTTTGAGATCACTTCTCGAGCTTGAAGGGTAATGAATACCACTGGGGCACCATCATCTTCTGGCTGCACTACAAAACGATCACCACCGTACTTAATTGTGCGAACTAAATCGCCAACATTACACCAGTTGCCTTCGGGCCATGGGGTAAGGTCATCTGGACTCTTATATGCTAAGGGGCCAATATCGCGTACTTTAGCTACTGTTTCATTAAAACGTAATGTTTGGCGGGTTTCATCAACAAGGATGATTCCACCTTTACTGGTTACCTTTTCCCTGCGTAACTGCACAAGTACTCTGTCTCCCAGAATTTCTACACCGGGATCTAAATCTGGGAAGCATTCCTGCTCTGATCGTAAATCCGGTTCATCTTGTTCTTTTACATCAAACACTATTCAGTGCTCCTTAACCTTTACAGGTCTTCTTCGTCTTCCCTCAAAATTTCGTTGATAATGTCTAGAGTTTGTTTAAACCCTTCGTAACGACCAACTAAACGTTGGTAATCCTCGAATGTATTAACATTATTTCCAGCGGTGAGGGTTTCCGCCAATTTGGTTTGTTCATCTCTCGTCCGAGAGATAATTTCAGAAATAAAGTCTTTCATAATTTAAGCTATCCAAACTATGAAATATTTATGCCCCAAACAATTAATAGAAGTTACCGCCGTCAATATCTTTAAGATTTTTACCTGGGCCAACTTTGGAAGAACGTGCTGGTTTGCCTTTAACCGCGTTGTTTGGGCGCTTTGATCCTGATGGACCATTATCAACTTTTTGATCTGGGCCGCCAGCGTAGCCAACTTCGCCAGTCATTTTGTATGTTTTACGAAAGCCTAATTCGCCGCCGTCTTGTGGGTTTTTTGCCATTTTACTGTCCTTGAGTAGGTGGTTGTGGTGCTAATGCTTGTTGTTGTACAGCTTGATTGTGCTGCTGTTCGGCTAGCGCTGCTTGTTGCTGCGCTTGAATCTGCGCGTTTACCATTGCAGCTTGTTGCTGAAATGCTGCTTGTTCCACATCAATGCCATGCTTGCGTATATCGCTTTGGGCTTGATGCGATGCTTCTAAAGCTGTTAAGTTTTGTTCGTGAGCCATTGCCATTTGATCTGCAGTCAAGCCAACTTGCGCTTGAATAGCAGCAATCCGCTCACGAGATGCGTTGTTAATATCAGCCATTGCAATCTGAGTAGCGTTCTTATTGGCATCAAGCGCTGTTTGAACTTGGTACTTAGCTTGTAGATCTTGAACTTGCTGCTGTAATTGCGCAATTTTAAGTTGATAATCTTGAGCATCTTTTTGCTGTTCCAGCTGCATACGTGCTTGAGACTCAGCAGCTTTACGCTCTGTTTCAGCCATTTGCGTTTTAAGAATAACTTGCGCTGTTGGATCAGCATTTGCTGCTTGTTGCTGAGCTGCTTGTTGAGCTTGCTGAACTTTTTGTGCCAGGCCTTGAATTTGTTGAACAAACGGCGTCATAGTAGCTTGTGAATCCTCAGATACCATCTGCGATGCCAAAGCCAACGCTTGCTGCGCTTCAATATTAAGCGGCTTTTCTTGGTGTAACTCTAAAGTATCACGACCGCCTGATGCTTGAGCTACGTACGCGCGCATTGATTGCAAATAGTGCAATGTTAAATGCTGCTTAATGTGTTCTAGCGCGTGTGGCGTGAATGTAGGTCCAATAACTGGGTTACCACCGTACGCTGGATTGTTGGCGTACTCTAAGTGAATCTTAATGTGACTAATATGGTCTTGGTCAGGATACGCAGCGGCAGGACGTCCCATTGTCATGGCAACGTTTTCTAGTGCCGGGTTAGATTCTTTAGCACCTAATGGGTTCGGCAGGACTTCATCGACAGCTGGCACTTTCAACTGACCTAGCACGCGACGATAGACTGCACGAATGTCGAACATTCCAGGGGGCGCGGACGTTGCCATCTGCAATAACGCCTGGTTCTGAGCGAGACGCTGTGTCTCAGAGAAAATGTTTGGATCAGAGACTGGGCGAACATCATTGTTTGACGCAAAGTCTCTGACCTGAATTTCTTGACCTGATTGATTGTCCATTTCGGACAAGTACCAGTGATTGATACGCGAGATGATTGCCAGTGATTTAGCTTGGCTACGATGCAAACGCGAGTGGATGCTTGAAAATACCTTAGCACCTTGCTCAATCAAAGCCTGTGCAGTACCAACAGGCATATTGTTGTTTGCTTCGCCAATTTTCTCTTCAGCCGTTGTAACTACGCCTTTAGCAGCAGTAGTTAACCATCCAAGCAAGTCTAATAAAACTGAAGACGGTGGGTTAAACGGCATTGGCATTGCGATTTTGCGAACATCATCAACACCTGGCGCGCCTTCAATCTCAACTACTTGAGTGGGTTCAATTCTGTCGCTTTGTCCACCAATGCGTCCACCTTTAAGCTTAAGCATTGTTTGGCTGTTGTTAATATGTGCAGCGTCCATAAGGGCACGGAGAGCGCCAGTAAGAGCAGCAGAAAGCCCGCCAATAAGATGGGGTAAACCAATAGCGTAAGCACCACGCCAAGGAATGAACTTGAATTCGACGTACCAATCAAGTTTTGTGAGTTTTTCATCATTGCATTCCCAGTTACGATAAAGCGCTAATACTTTGCTAGACGACTCATCAATTGTAAGAATATACGGCGCGCGTTGGCCTTCTGTCTCAGGATCGTCATCAAGGCGTATAAAACAAGTTATTTCATAAACGCGGCGTAAACCATCAATGTTTTTAGACGGTTCTTTTTTACCTTCAATTTTGTTATTAGCTTTTTCAGATTGCGTTTGATCTGTTAGCGGCGCATCTGAGCTGTATTCGCTATCAATATCACGATAAATCTCTTGCTCAACGCGTTGTAAAAACGCATCTTCTGTAATGTCTTGCTGTTCTGTTACGCGAGGTGATGTATAAAAATTTGTTGACGCGTACGGAAGAATAATGTTGTCAATTGGTACCCATTCGCAAGTAGGACGGCGCTGCTCAGAATCAAAACGCCATTTTAAGAACTGCGAACCACCGAGGGGTAACTGCGTAAGCAGTTGTTCCATCTCATCGCGGTACTCAGGAACTTGTTCTGATAACTGCCAATTAAGAAAGTTAACTTTGCGATCTGCTGTTTCTTCTTTAAGACGATCCGCAGTGCCTTTTATGTTTGACTTAACAACGCCGTCTGGCGGCAAAAGTTCTTTTGACGACGATGCAGCAAAATCAACGCACGCCTCTGCCATAATTGGGTGCACAACTTTTGATGCGCCGTTAAACGTGGCACCACCAGGAGCGTCTTTACCCAAACCTGTGCGGCGTAACCCTTCTTCGTACTGCTTATCACGCTGTTCGCGAGATTCTTTATCAACATCAATAAATTCAAGGTACTCTGCTGCCAATGCCTCTAAAACTTCTTCAGGCAGCTCTTCAGCTAAGTTAGCATAGAACTCAGGATTCTTAAGCGGGCTTTCTTTTGGTTGAAAGTTTACAACAACAGATCCATCTTCTAATTCAATAACTTCTTGTTCTACGTCGCCTGGGTCTAAGCCAAGCGCTTCTTCGTAGTAATCCATCTGAGCGTCTTGCTCAGCTGCCTGCTCAAGATCTTCTTCACGGTCAAGACCGGGTAAGTTACCACCTAGCTGCATTGGAATTTGCGGATTTGCCATTATTTTTTAGCTTTTTTGGGTTTTTGAGTCGCGCGTGGACTTTTGGCCGCTGGCTTTGATTTGCCACCGGTTTTAAATTTGGGAAGTACGCCCGCTTGTTCAAACATCATTTGACGGGGAGTTTTGAGTGGTTGCATTAAGTGACCAATTAGATATTCTAATTCCATTAATGCACAAAAACACGCTTTTCCGCCCCTATTCTGCGTAAGGATTTACATATTTGCGCCTGTCTTCTGCATAATCAAAATCGCGTGCTGGTAAAATGTCCAAAGTAATCCAGCCTGAATCCCTTAATACACGGAGTGCCTGTGATAGCGCGTCAACATAATCATCATGTCCACCAGAATCTGGAAAAGAACACACTTGGCGCATAAACCGCTTTGTCCATTCTGCAAATTCACCTTTTTTGTTGCTATCTTCTGGGATAAACACCTTGCCCTTAGCAATAAGAGGCGCAACAATGTTTAAACGCTGCACTTTATCTGCCCTTCCAGGGTTGTATCCGCGCACTGGCGTGCCAGATTGCTGCAAGTCTTGAATCAACGAGATACCTGCTGACTTGTCTTCCATTAAAACAAGGTCCGCTTTTCGCCCTTTTCCAAAATCATTATCAGCACCATACACTACTTCTTTGTAATCACCTACAACTTTGCGCCGTAACTCAGGATATGACAGGTGATTATCCCATGAATCAAGTAACATAACGGCTGTTCCAGCATCTTGCTGTTCAAAAACGCCTAATACAATACAGGCTGTTGGGTCATTGGTTGTTTTTTCTGATGTTGCTGGGTCATACGACGCAATAACGTATTCAAGAACAGGCGTTGGCTTTTCTGCTGGCCACATTTTAAACCATTTACGCTTCACAATACCAGAATCTTCTGGATCAAGGATCGAACCTTCAATCTCTTGTTTACCAAGGTCAGTGCCTTCGTATGTTTCAAGTGCTTTAAAGAACGATGCCGAAAGGTTTTTACGGTTTGCGTATGATGATACGTTAACCATGTACACTTCGCCGCCAATTTTTCCTTCAGCAATGTCTACAATTAATTCTTTTGGTTTTGGCGTTGTTGTAATAATCTGCTGCACGCGCCCAATCCGCGCATCTTTTAAACGCAACGTAAACTGGATTTGGTCCCAAGCATCGTCTAAGTAATCCCACGCTGCAAGCTCGTCCATCCATGCGCCGTTCCACTGCGTACCACGATAACGCTCTGGCTCTGTTGCTGGAATACCTCGGATCATGCTACCATTTTTAAGGTGAATCTCTGACAGCGATTTGTTGTAGTTGTCAATCAACGAGTGTGGAATAATGTTAAGAAGTCCTGAATCGCCTTCAAAGCACGTACCACGGATGTCGTTAGATGTTGGCGCTGCTACCAACCAGCGGGTATGGTCATATAGCGCAGCGCGTAGCCCAATCCAGTTTGCTGCCATGTGTGTCTTACCTGCTCCACGGCCTGCGCATAAGAATAACGTATCGTATTCTACTTCTGGTTCGCGTTGATGTTCTAGCGCCGTTAAGTCCCAGTTGATACGCCATAGCGCAAGGTCTAGTTCTTCTTTAGGCCAGTTCTTATTTTTTACCGCAAAATCGGCGATTATCTTTTCTTGCTTTTTATTCAAAGACACGGGATATATCCTTCACCAGCTAAGAACTGGCTTTCTGTTTCGATGTGAACACAAGCAAACGGTTTGATCTCTTCTATTTTACGAAGCGTACGCCGTTTGAATTTAATTGTTCTTTGTAGAGGGTTACGGTTTGGTACTAAAGGTATTTCTGTTCTAAACCGTACTTCATAAATACTATACTCTTCTGAATTTAGTTTGGACATTGTTCTGATTCCAAGCGATTCACAGAGGTTTTGCAGCATCCTACAGAACCGCTTGTCTCTAGTTCTGTAGTAATACGTATCTGTTTTTATATTGTAGTTGTACTCATCTGAGCACATGATTCCAGCTAAGAGATCAATACGTTGCTCTGACGTTCCAAGCAAATACTCTGGTGGTAGCACTTTAGGAATCGGTGCGTACCGTGTTAGGAACGACTGGTTTACCGAAGGCTTTACACCAAAGCGCGCTGTTGTTTTATTAACAACCTGATAACCAACATCTCTCAGCCGCTCTTTCACGTGGTCATGGAACAGCTTTGTTTTTTTAATTGTTCCACCAACGCGCTGTGCTGCAAACCATAGGCCTGCTACAAATGGCGGGACTGGATGATCTTGGTACGGGTAATTAACTGGCTGGCACGTTGGAATCGTATACTCATACCGGTCGTCGTCAGGATTACGGATCCCTGTTTTTAAAAGCTGCTCTACTGTTTTCTGCACTAGCACCATCTTACGCCGGTTAGGTCGGCGTTGCGCGTTTGCTTTGCGGCGCGATAAGAACTGGCTAACACAAACTCGATTAAGTTTGGTTTCAGGATAAAACGCAAGATGCTTGTCTCCTTCAATTGACAGTCCGTCGTCAAGCGTGATCTTGTACATCTGCTGCGGTATGTATGGCTGGATTACTTTAACGCGCTGGGGAAACCCGTGCTGGTCAAATACATAATCACCTACCATGAGCTGGCTTGCTGGCAGCCAACCCTTAACCGTGGGTATGGGAGTGTCCGATGCTATTGCCATTATGATAAGTTAGCACTTACCCACCGATCAAGGTAGTTGTTTAATGGAAAGCGAATTTTATTCTCCACTTCCACTGGCAGCTTTCGAATATCTAATTTGTACGGAAGATCTGTTCTAAACTTAATGTACCTGAGCGTCTCTTTATCAAATATCTTTGCCGGCACGTCGACTGTCTCAAAATGGCGCAGCGTGCAAACCAATACCCTGAATCCTGTAATATTGCCAGGCGGTGATTCTAGTACGCCTGTTATCTGATACCCGTAGTTCACCAAGTTAATTCCCAGTACTTTGCCTTCTTGCGCGCGAGGTCCTTCTCACGTATCGTATGGATGCTATTTGGATTTAACCATATCTCAATGAACGTTCCATTAGATCTGAGCCTGTTTGTGTATCCATAAAATATAAAACCGTCTTCCCGTTCGTCTCCGTGGCAGAACGGCTTGTTGGTATGTGGGTTGATGCGCTTCATAGTTTTAACTATGCAGGTATTAAGATAAAGGTTCCCTTTGGGTACCACTTCTGCTGTTTGAGTACCCCTTGGGTACCACTTCACTGAACTTCAGAAAAAGAAGTGGTACCCTGTCTGGGACTGGCTCTCGTGTCCGTTTTTGGCCTTGGGTACCACTTGTACTACTTCTTTTCTATATTACTTTAAATATAAAAAAAAATAATAATTCTATAGGGATAGACCAACTTGCGCTTTTTCTAGTACAAGTGGTACCCAACTTGCCTAAGCCTTTGATTACATTAATAAAAGTTGGGTACCCCTTTGGTTTTAGAAGTGGTACCCAAGTGGTACCCAAATTCTTCTCAATACCTTTTTGTCTATATAAAAAATAAAAAAAATTGGGGAAAACTGTGAGGGGAGCCAACTTTAAAAAATTCGGTCTTTGTCTAGGCTCCGGGCGGCAGCGCGACCGGTACCTAAAAAGCCGATGTGCCATAAACAATTTTTGCCCCTCAGTTATTAACTGATAATCATTCTCATCTACCTATCCCGCATATCGGCACAGCAGTAAATGATAATCATCCTCATCTACCTGCAACGCACATCGGCATCACACCACATAGCGGTGCCGCACACCACATCGTGGCACGCAGGCAGTCCACCACATCGTGGCATGGCACACCGCGATGTGGCGCGTCAGCTAACTGAGAATGATTATCATTTATCTGTTTGGCACGATGCCACGATGTGGCATGGACTGAAACGCAGAATTGAATGCTCGACTAGTTTAGTCGACTACTTGCTGATGTGGTGGTGCGCCATTTCGCTATGTGGCATGGGGGCGGGAAAGGCAGAATGCCTTTTAAGACTGAAAATGCAAAATACGATTTCTGTTCGATACGTTTTAAGTAACGAACAGAAAAGGATTTATTTAGAAAGTTTTGCTAATTCTTGCTGTAAGTTGATTCGTTTTTGTTCATCTAAGTCTGACGGTGCAGAACCTTTAACGTAAATTTCTTTATGAAGATTTGCAGTTCTGTAAATTAAATCTTCGTTTTTTAATTCTTGAATCACACTTCGTACTTTTAAGAAATTTTTTATTTTCGTATTCTGTTCTATTACTTTTACAATATCATTCCATTCTGTTCCATCTTTTGAAATCGTTTCCAATAAAAGTTCGCGCATATAATTTTCCTTTATGTTTGGTTTTACTACAATTTAATAATACCATACTTTTATAAAAAGAAAATATATTTATACTTGACTAAATTACAAGACTATTACTGCTCGCGAGTATACCATACTTTTATTGATTTGCATACTAGGTAAAGTCCCTATTAAATAAATTCCCTATTGCAGGGAGTTTGGTTATAATAGAACCATACCAACAAAGAAAGGAAATCGGTATGAAGATTTATAAAGCACAATACGATTCCAGGAATTTTACATTCGAGGGATTCGGTAAAACAAAAGCAGAAGCACTTGCAACATTAGATAAAGCATTAGAACTTCATACAAAGAATCGTGATCTTGAAGAAGATTGGTTTTATAAAGAAGATATTTTTGTAGTTGAATATCAAATCGGTTTACCATACTGTGATAACGAATTAATAACTGAAAGAAAATAAAATGAACAAACCATACTCAATCGATGATTTATTCTGTTCAGTAACAGATATTTATGAACAGTTAGACGAAGGCAAAATAGAATATAAAGATGCAAGAGAAATCCTCAAACGTTGTTGCGAAGCTTTTATTCTTAACGATCCAAACAGATAATAACGTAGTACAATAACCATACCAACAAAGGAAACTAAAATGAACAAACAAGAATTAGTTGATGAACTGCTAAATGAAATCCATTTGCTTTTTAGTGAACGACTCATTGATTCGCTTCGTGAAAATACGGAAGTGATAAATAAAGTAGAAAGCATTGATGAATATATTGATATTGAACAGGAAGCATTGCATGCTTTTGCTAACGATTTAACCAAACTTTATAAATTAGGAGAATAATTATGAAAATCAAACCAATCGCTTCAAATATGACTGAACTCGAAGTTCCAGGTGCAACTGTTCTCTTTAGTTATTCGACTCCAGTTGCTTGCAGATCATTAGGCAATTATTATAGAACAGAATACAAATGGAGTCAAACAACAACTCGTCACATTAATAAGTGGCTTGATGGTGTTGTTGCTGAAACCAAACCACAAGAATTCTTTAATAATATTGTTGGTGCGTAATTTGAAATACCTATTTTTATTTATTGTCTTTGTTTTTCTGTGTAGATTTTTTCATATATGGTTCTAAGGAGAATGCTATGTATAGATATAAACTTGAAAGAAATTGGGAAGATGGAAATGGTATGGTCAACTTCATTGGACTAAATCCATCAACAGCAACTGATACTGAAGACGATCCGACAATTCGTCGTTGTACGTCGATTGCTAAAAACCTTGGATTCCAGGGTTTTTACATGACAAATCTGTTCGCTGCGAGGGCAACTGATCCTAAAAACTTACTGCAAATTGCTGATCCAATAGGAACTGACAACAATCAGTTTATATTGGAGCATGCTTTAAAATCTGATCTTGTCATTGCGATGTGGGGAAATCATGGAACATATCTGCACCGAGACAGACTAGTAAAACACCTAGTTCCAATCATTCACTGTTTCAAGCATACTAAAGAGCACAATCCGCATCATATTCTATATTTATCACATCGTGAAACAAAAAACGTTGTACTTTTGTAAAAAGTATGGTTATAATAGATCCATACCAACAAACAAAGGAAACTGAAATGACAACAAAACATAATCACCAACTAGTTTTTGGACGTAAAGAAGCAGATTGCCCTCGCTGCGAGGAACTCAAAAACGGAGCATCACCTGTAAAGTGGGCAAGTTCGATGCGTAAAGAACAAGAAAGAAATCTTGCTCAAGCAATTCGTAATCACAATTGCAAAGTATCACGTTGCGCAGTAGTTTGCACGGCATTTGATTGGTAGTATAATAAATCCATACAACGACGAAAGGAATCAATCATGATTAACGAACACCAAAAGAAAATTGCTTATGCTGAAGGGTATCATTCTGGCATGATGAGCGAGCAATTCGATAATCCATACGAAGACTTTGATTTGCGAGTACAATTTAATTACGGTTACAGAACAGCAACAGATCGCATTGATTCACTAATTTCTAATAACATTCAGGAGTACGCATAATGAACGGACATGATAAATGGTTAGCAAGCGGAGCAGAATCTGCTCAAGGTGATGATCTTGAAGATTTAATTGATTATGAGTTGTCTCACGATTATCATTACGGCAATCCGAGTGCAATTTTAGAAGCACTTAACAACGATGCGTTAACAGGCGAGTATTTTGATGCGATTGCTAAAGCAATGAACAGCGGATTGCTCGAAGAAGTTGGTAAAGCATTTGCAAAGGCAATTGAAGATTATTGTCAACGTGCTGCAGAGGCTGCTGCGATTTCAAGCTTGGAATACCAATGATGGAGCAAAATGCTCTTTCGAGTTTTTTAAGACAGTTATATGAAATTGAACCCTTAACGATAGAAGAAGAGGTGCAACTAGCGGAGCAAATACAAAACGGAGACGAACTTGCAAGAAATAAACTTGTCAAGCACAATCTACGTTTTATTCCATACGTATTAAAGAAGATGCCTCAATGGCAGTACAGCAATATTGCTTTTGAGGACTTCATTGCTTGCGGGTACGAGGCACTACTGCTCGCAGCAAAGAAGTGGAAACCGCAAGACGGCATTAAATTTGTAGGCTTTGCAAAGCCGTTTATTGAGCGATCAATAGTGCGGTACACAGAGAACAACGGTAACATTATTCGATTGCCATCAAACGTGATTGAAGAAATAAGGCGTATGAAGTATGCTGAAACACAACTAATTAAAAATCTGAATTGTGAACCAACGATTGAACAGGTTGCAAACGCAACTAATCTCACTCCAAAACGCATTCGGCAATTGCTTAGTTTTATTCAACTACAACCGTCGTCATTAGAAGCATTGAACACAGATCACTTAGATACAATTGAAGACGGAGAATAAGATGCACCTCACAGAAGAACAACAAAAAGCGTACGATCATTTCATTCGCTGCAGAGACACAGTTAAGATAGTACAAACAGCAAATAATGCTAAATTACCATACGTTCCATTTAGTGATGTATTAAAATGTGTTGATGTTCCGGGTTCAAACCATCCAATGTATGAACCCAATGAATTGTGGTTGGAATATAAGGCTGCATTTGCAGCGTGGTTAAAAGTAGCGCCATATCGCAAGACAATGAGTGCTATAGCAGGAGATTACGGTAAATCAGACAATTGGGAGTCAAAGAAATGAAACGCGTAACGTTAACAGATGTATATGACGAGAATGGCGATATGCTACGTATTGAAGCATTTGATTTAGAAGGTGAGTTTGTGCTGCAAGCAGTATGGGATCCAAAGGATGAGCAAACTAGCGAGAACCGCGAAGAGTTCAGAAAATGGTTTTATAGAATCTTAAAACAGAAGGAGTACCAATTATGAAATTCTTTTTATTATTTGTATGGTTATTTTTCCTTGCGCATATTGCTGTAGCATTAGCAGGTGATGACGGCATCATTATCATCAACCAACCTAATGGCGGACAGACAGTTTGCATCACGCAAGGGTCTTATGTTGTTTGCTACTAAGTTGGGTACCACTTGGGTACCAGTATTGAGAACGAAGTGGTACCCAAAATAGTTGTTTGTAATCAAAGGCTTACGACCAAAAAATGGCTTTGGGTACCACTTGTACCACTAAAAGCGCAAGTTGGTGGGGATATATAGAATTATTCTTTTTTTATTTTACTAACTAATATATAAAAGAAGTAGTACAAGTGGTACCCAGACCATACAAACGGACGTCTGGAGTATATAAACAAAGGGTACCACTTCGCTGTTCTGAAGTTCAGTGAAGTGGTACCCAAAGTGAAAGAAGTGGTACCCAAGTTGTATAAGTCCTTGATTTTAAAGGAAAAAGCAGTAAAAAGAAGGGGTACCCAACTTCTAAGTTGTTGATTTTAAAGGTAAAAAAGTAATTTGTAGTGTTATGTATAATTAGTCACGAGAGGAAACGACATGAAACGATTAAACGAAGCAACAAACTCTTTTTATAAGAGCGGATTTACAAGAGAAGACGGTAAGCGGTTCTATGGTTACACTAAGCGCTTACGTAAAGACGGATTCTTTATTGAGTTATGGTTAGCACCAGAGTCTTACGCTGCCAATAGATCTAAAAAAGCAGAAAAGCGAGCTGCCCATGGACAGCAATAAGGTTTGGACTGAGCTATTACAGGCAATCATGCATCGTGGTGAACTGTGCTCACCGCGCGGAAAGCTAATAAGCGAAGTGATCAACGCTTCCTATACAGTCGATATGCAATCTCCAGTTATAACCAAACGCGCCAGAAAGATGGCGTATGGGTTTATGTTTGGCGAAGCAGCATGGATTGTTTCAGGCAGCAATTGGTTGTCAGGAATCCAATGCCACATGAAGCGCTATGCTGACTTCAGCGACGACGGAGTGTTCCTCAATGGCGCATACGGTCCAAAAGTAGCAGAGCAATACACCTATGCGGTCAATACGCTGATCCAAGACCCTGAGTCAAGGCAAGCAGTCATCGGTATCTGGCGAGAGCGTCCTGCGCCCTCTAAGGACATCCCTTGTACACTGTCAATGCAGTTCTTCATCCGCAGCAAAACACTGCACGCTGTAGTAAACATGCGCAGCCAAGATGCTGTGTGGGGATTCTCATACGACATCTTTACGTTCAGCCAAGTAGCTAATATGGTACGCGTGCTGCTACTCAATCAAGGCGTTGCAGTGCGCCTCGGCCTCTTGCACGTTCAGGTCGGTTCAGCGCACATCTATGAGCACCACTTTGCTGATCTGCCAACATGGATCAACTGCAGCGAGCACGACCTTGCAGCGTCGCACCGAGCAAGAGACCTAGCGTCTTTTGTTGGAACGCCGCATCAATTAATCTCAAGACTAGAGGAGTATGCTGATGAGTTTCGCAACTGACCTTCATGCGTTTCATTTGAAGTATGGTTTTTATGATGAACCGTTTACAACATCAAAGCTTGCGTTTCGTGTTGACCTTCTTAATGAAGAACTCAATGAGCTCAAGGAAGCGATCTCAACAGAAGATGCTGAGAACGTGGTTGATGCTTTGATTGATTTGATTTATATAGCAACAGGTACGCTTGACTTAGCAGGCATTGATATTCCACGAGCTTGGTCGGCAGTGCACGATGCCAATATGACGAAGATCAGAGGCATTAAACCGGGCAGAGAGCAATCAGGCGGCTTTGATGTAATTAAGCCAAACGGTTGGACAGCGCCATCGCATGAAGGGAATCACGGGTGCCTGCCAACAATACTCGCTTAATTGCAGCCCACATGGCAGCAGCTGAAGCCTATGCGCAGCTGTCGCACGCCAAACGTAACCACGTCGGTGCTGTGATCGTTAAAGACAATCGCGTCATCAGTGTTGGCTACAACGGCATGCCATCAGGTTGGGATAACGCATGCGAGCATGACTTCTTTGGAGATACAAAGAAAGAAGTGCTGCACGCAGAATCAAATGCGCTCATGTTCGCAGCAAGAACAGGTACGGCAACAGAGGGCTGCGATTTAGTGGTTACACTGTCACCATGCTTTGAATGCGCTAAATTGATTTTGCAAGCAGGAATAAAAGCGGTATATTACAAAGAACAATATCGTGATGCTGAAGGCATTGCGTTTTTAAAAAAATCTAAAATAAAGGTCAAACATGTCAGATAATAACAACGTCGCGCAAATCCTTGAAGAGCGCGGTAATCGCTACGGTACGTTTGAAGCCAATTCACAACTAACACAATCACTACAGATTCTCTTTGCGTCGTATCCTGGTTGGGATAAGATGAAGCCGTATCAAAAAGAGGGCATGGAAATGATTGCTCATAAGATCTCACGCATTCTCAATGGTGATCCGAACTACGATGACTCATGGGTTGATATAGCAGGTTATGCTCAGCTCGTCGTCGATGCTCTTCGCTATGAGGCTGCTGCCAATGGAAAATAAACCAACAGCATTGCCTGTCGTATTTGAGGCGATACCGTTGTCGATTAAAAAGATTCCACGATTTGTTATGTGGAAATACGTTGAGATTGGCAAAGGCGATACAAAGCGCTGGTCTAAGCTTCCGCTGCGAATCAATCATTCTGCTGCATCATCAACAGACGCTGATACATGGATTGATTACTTTACAGCAGAAGAGGCTTATAAAAAAGGCGGCTTTGATGGTATCGGTATTGTATTTACAGGTGAAGACAACATCATCGGCATTGACTTAGACGATGCAAGAGATCCGAACTTCGGCGCGCTCACAGAGTTTGCGCACAAGGTGCTTGACAACGTTAAAGGGTATGCTGAAGTCTCGCCATCCGGAACAGGTATTAAGATCTTCACGCGCGCTGACCTTGCGTATGCACACGTAGACCATTCGATTGGATTGGAGATCTATCCTAAGTCACGGTTCTTTACAGTAACAGGTCATATCATCGGTAAGGGTGATCTGCCTGACGAAGTTCAAGACCTCACATCGTTTGTGCCTGTCAGAACAATTAATCAATCAGGCGATCCATTAGCGAACTACAATCCGCCAATGGAAGGCTATGACATTGCTCGTGTTGAATCAGAGATCCTATCAAAGTTTAGTCCTACAATGGGATACGATGATTGGCGCGAAGTCGGTATGTGCTTACATCATCAGTTCAGCGGATCCTACGAAGCGTTAGAGTTGTGGGAGCGTTGGAGTTTTGCAGACGGTAAAGTAGTGAATTACGTTTCAGGCGCAACAGACGAAAAGTGGCCGACGTTTAAAGGTCAAGGCGTTACGTTGCGCACGCTGCTGTTTAAGATTTCACAACGCAACTTAAAGGCAGCACTTGCTAAAGGTGAGGTAGTGCTTGATGATAAGAACCCGCTGCATAACGCAAAGCGCTTTTTAGAATCGTTCTATGATAACGAAGAAGGCACGCGTTTAGTTCGTTATGCTGATGACTTCTTTATATATGAAGGAACGCACTACCGTGTTATTGAAGAAGCAACGGTGCGCTCGCAGTTATATAAATTCTTAGACAAATGCAAGAAGCAAGACCGCAAAGGTAACGTGGTGCCTTTTAATGCAAACGCGCCAGCCGTCAATTTAGTACTCGATGCGTTAAAAGCGATTGTGCATTTGCAGCAGAACATATCAGCAAGACCACCGGTTTGGTTAGAAGGTTACGATACAAACAGACCACCTGCAGAGAAGCTGATTAGTTTACAGAATGGTTTGTTTCACTTTGAAGATGCTGTATTGCTGCCGCATACATTGGGCTTCTTTACAGAAAATGCGTTGCAGTTCAGCTACGATCCAACAGCGCGCTGCCCAACATGGTTAAAATTTCTAAATGATTTGTGGCACGACGATCCAGATAGTATTGCTTTATTACAAGAATACTTTGGTTATATTTTATCAGGCGATACGCGGCAGCAGAAGTTCTTAAACTTAATTGGTCCGCGTCGATCAGGTAAAGGCACGATTAATAAAATCCTTGTATCACTGCTTGGACAGCATAACATTGTATCGCCGCAGATGGAAGAATTAGTCGATACGTTTGGACTGCAGCCATGGTTAGGTAAAGTGTTAGCGTCGTTCACTGACGCGCGTTTGATTGGGCGTGACAGTGCAGGCATTGTGTCGCAACTGCTTCGGATTGTAGGTAATGATCCAATTACCGTGAATAGAAAAAACCGCGAGTCATGGCATGGCTTCTTACCAACGCGCATCATCGTATATTCCAATGAGGCGTTGCAGTTGCAAGAAAACTCAAACGCGCTTACAGGGCGTATGCTTGTGCTGCAGATGACAAATAGCTTTTTTGGTCGTGAAGATATAACGCTGTCTGATAAACTGAGCGAAGAGCTGCCTGGTATTTTTAATTGGGCAATGGAAGGTCACGCTCGTAGATTAGCGCGCCAAGGTGAACGGTTTGTGCAACCAGCAACAGGTCAAGAGACATTAGACTTTATTTCTGAACTGAATAATCCTTTAATAGAGTTTATGGACGACGTGCTAGAATTTGATAAAGACGCGTTAACAGAGAAGGACGAAGTATTTAATTGTTATAAAAGGTGGGCAACGCAGAAGAATATACACCCTGGAACTGAGATGGCGTTCAAAAGACGGTTCATATCAGCTACGCAAGATCGCGGTGTACGTACTTCTATTGATCGCTCTAATAAGATGCGCAGACACGTTTATATTGGCATAAAATTAAACGCAGCAGCGCAGAAGTATATTGACTCAATCAGCAGTTTTGAATCACAGGAGATTTTTTAATGATGGATAAAGATGATGAGCGTATGATCTACGCTGCGTTTGCTTTAATGGGATTAGTAGCAAGGGGCGAGAGCCCTGCTATGGCAGCGGATCAGATGTGGCAGTACGCTAACTTTGCAATGAACTATAAGGACTTAAAAGATGAAACTACCTCCGCAGATTGATTTAAGAGATTACTTAGCCGCTGCCATCATGCAAGGCATTTGCTCGGGTGATTGGAAGTTTGACGTTAAAGAAGAAACTTGGGATACCGTTGCAGCGCGCCGCGCGTATGAGCTCGCTGATAAAATGTTATCAGAGCGCGATTCAGAAAAAACAACTCATTAAGGAGTAGCTATGCTATTTATTAAAAAAATATATAACAGATACTTAGGCGCGCCAGACTCTACGGAGATGGCTCGTAAAGAATTAGAAGAGTCACGCAAGGCGTTCTTACAAGCAAAGACGCACACTGAATACTACACTGCACAGGTAGACTTTGAGAACAAGCGTATCAAACGACTTGAAGATTATTTATTTGAGATTGATGGAAAGAAGAAAACAAAATGATTAAGAACATTATTATTTTTGTATTGTTTGTTGCGTTTGCTATTTCAGTGAACTTTCCAACAATCGAAGTAAAAGAATGCGTCAAAGAGCCGTACGAACAAAATCAAATGGTAGATGGCTGCGTGATGCAAAAGTCAGGCGGCACTTGGATAAGGACATGCGGATGAACGACGGACTAAAAATAATTCTTGGAGGCATCATAACGATTATAGTTATTTTTGGAGGGCTCGGTATGCTTATGGTCTCTTCGAATGAATACCAGTGCAAGAAATACAACGAAGCAACAGAACGTGAAACTAAGTTAGTGGCGCAAACTTGCTACACCAAGGTTCAAGGTGAGTGGTATCCAGTTAGCCAAGTGAGGGCAATACAATGACACAGTACGAATTTCTAGTATCTGGTGATGCTGAAGATTGGACTGAGAAAGAAAAACAGTTAGTCATCAAACGCCATGAACAATACGAAAAAGAACTTAGAAAAAACTGGGAAGGCAAGAAAATGGAAGTTGTCGGTAATTTCTTTGCCATAAAGACAGGAGAAGAAAATGACAAACCGTGACGGCGGTAAGGGCGACCAGCAACGCCCACTCACTATACCCAAGGAACAGTTTGAGGCTAACTGGGACGCAATCTTTAAACCAAATCCGTTAGCTGATAAGATACTTAAACAAGTTGAAGAGGCAATTAAAAATGAACGCAAATGAATTTGCAGATGAATTGGAAAAAGCCCCAACACTATGGTTTAAAGATGATATTGCAGGCAAATGGATTATTGAAAAGCTACGCCAGCAACAAGAGCAGATTGACAAGCTAACAGCAATAGTGGCGTTACGGGAACTGAAAATAGAATGCATGGTTGAAAAGCAAAGCCACTACGAGGCAATGGAACACGCAGCTGGCTTTGAAGCAGGACGCAAATTAGGCATGCAGCAAGAACGAGCATTATGGCAATTAGCCGCGTCGACACAGGAAATTGAAAAATGAGCTTTACCATCTACCAGCAAGACGGCATGAAGGTCATCCAGTGGTTCTTTACTGTGGATGAATTAATTGCTAGCATGCTGGCCCATCCACATGACGCATACCATAGAAACACATAATGAAAGCACTTGTTGCTGTTGCCCACCCTGATGATTGCGTGATCTTTGCTAGTGCGTATATGGATGCCCATCCTGATTACGAGTGGAGCATTGTCTATCTGACACACCACTGGTGGAACAAGCGAGCTCGTGAGATGGCAAGATACTGGCGCCGCCGTAAGATTAAAACAAAATTTTTAGGCTTTAAGGATCATGGCCGCGACCTAGGGTCACTAAGCCTTAAGACATGGTGCGCAGACGATGCTATCCGCGCCATTCGTGATGAGGCAATTAAGTATGATTTCATATTGACGCACAATGCAGAAGGTGAGTATGGCCATCCACACCACCAAGTTGTGCACAACGCAGTAAAAGATTTTAACGTGCCTAAGGTTTATTTTTCATTAGACTCGCAAGATAAACAGTATTTGAGTAACATTGCGCTAAGAGAATTACCACGCCACTACGAATCAATTTTGATTCACGCTAACTCTGGCGTGTCTTATTATAAGGAAGAAATAAAATGACAAAGAAAAAGAAAACAGTAGAGTTTGAAGAAGGTTGGGCTGACGAGTTGTTAGCAGACGGTTCATTTACGCAAGAAGAATTAAACGCCCTGATGCGTGGTATTGTGCAGATGGTTGAGACAGGCGAGATATTGGCTAACGCCATGGCGCTTGAAGATTTATCTGAAGAAGAGCAGCAAGAGATTGTAGAAAAACTTAATAAGCCAAAAGATACGAGACACTAATGGTTAAGAAGAAAAAGAATTACAACTACTACAAGCTAAACGTTGGATTCTTTCCCGACGTTGTGAAGTTGTGCTTTGATGACAAAGTGTTTCAACAAATTTTAAAGGACCATGATGTTACGCTTAAAGCTAATGCGCTGGATAGTGGGATTGCAGAGACGCACCTCATTGGAGATGGAAAAGAGGCAATCATTATTTTGGTTTTTGATATGTCTCTTGTTAATGATAATCTTGGTGAACTAGTTGATACCATTACTCACGAAGTTAGTCATGCTGTGGATCACCTTGCAGAACATATAGGCGAGGAAGATAACTTTGTTAACGAGACACGCGCCTATCTCAGCGGCCATTTAGCAGGTCAGATCTTTAAAATCTGTATGCACGAGAAAGAAAAACATGCTAGAAAAGCAAGTAGAAAAGTACCTAAACAGAAGAGTGAAGGAACTGGGCGGACTAACGTTCAAGTGGATCAGCACAGTGTCGGGAGTGCCGGACAGAATAGTGTTCCTGAACAATCAAGCGCATCTAGTGGAGTTAAAAACTTTAATTGGCAAATTGAGTCAAAGACAAATCCTAGTGTTTGACGAATTAGGCGAGCACGGATTTCCAGTGCATGTGCTGCGAAGCTACGACGACATTGAGGACTTTTTAAATGCCAACAGAGAGAAGTAGAATTTACCGTAAAACAAAACGCGGCCATTTGGCAACTTACTTAGACAACGCAAAAGCGCGAGCAAAAGCAAAACAAATTGCGTTTGATTTAGATCTTGATTTTTTAGAATCGATTGCTACGGATGAATGCCCTGTATTTAAAACCCCGTTTGTATGGGGAGAAATAAGAGATCAAGAAAGGGAAACGCCATCGCTAGACCGTATCATCCCTGAACTAGGGTATATTAGGCATAACGTTGTTTTTATATCTGCAAAAGCAAACGGCATTAAACAAGAAGTAACTGAAACAGAACTCTACGCTGTAGCTGACTGGCTGCACGAAAAACGAAAGGAAGTCCTCCGTGCTGAAGAGGAAAAATTTGCATCCGTATCAAACGACTTTAATCGAGAAGGCGAAGTTTATCCCGAACTTGGGCCTTTTTCTTCCTCCTGGCCTTGGCAAGACAGCAACGACATTGACGATCATAGCGGAGCAGATGCAGGGCAAGACACTGATAATAGCGCCGAAGCGAGTAGCGGAGACAGTATGGGAACAGGAAATAAAGAAGTGGGAACATCTTATACAATTAAGAGTGTCAAAATTAATGGGAAACCAAAATCAAAGATTAGCTGGATTAAGCTTGGAGGCAGACGTATACCTGATAAATCTTGAAAACGTAGCGTGGTTGTGCGAAACAGCTGATATGGCAATGTTTAATAACCTAGTAATTGACGAGTCATCTCGGTTTAAGGATAGCTCTACCAAGCGGTTTAAAGCGATCAAGAAGTACCTTAAAGGGTTCTCTAGGCGCGTTATTTTAACTGGTACGCCTACACCTCAGGGTCTGCATGATTTGTGGTCCCAGATCGGTATTTTGGACCTTGGAACAAGGCTTGAAACTAGCCTTACAAAATTCAGGGCAAAGTACTTAATGCCAGATCAAATGAATTACCATACTAAAGTAATTTATAGCTGGAAGCTGCAGCCAGGAGCTGATAAGTTAATTCAAGACAAGGTGTCAGATATTTGCTTTTCACTGAAGGCAGACGATTATTTACAGCTGCCAAAATTAACAATGCTTTACCATACTATTGAAGTAGACAAACAAGCAAGGAACCAGTATGAAGAACTTAGAAAAAATATGGTCGCTGAGATCGGGCGGGAAACGATCACAGCTCCAACGGCAGCGACACTGGCGAACAAGCTTCTGCAATTCACCTCGGGCGCAGTTTACACAGCAGATGGAGAAACGAAAGAAATACACCGTAGCAAACTGGAATTCCTTGAGTCGATCATGGAAGAATCTTCGTCTCCCACGCTGGTCTTCTACCACTTCAAACATTCGCTACAGAGACTACGTCTTCAGTTCCCGCAGGCTATGGTCTTGGACGATGACAACATTGAAGCGTGGCGTCGCGGCAAGATTCGTATGCTCCTTGCCCATCCCCAATCAGGGGGAATCGGGCTCAATCTACAGTGCAACGTTGGTGACACTGCACAGACGGTGTGGTTTGACCTCCCGTGGAGCTCTGAAAATTACATTCAGGCCAACGCACGAATTTACCGCCAAGGGCAAGAAAAACCGGTTATCATACACCATCTAACAGTGTCGAATAGTATTGATCAGCGCGTTGTTAAGGTGTTAGAAGGTAAAATAAATTTTCAAGAAGCGCTCCTTGATGCTTTAAAATCTGGATAGTTAGATAATATGCGACACATAATAACTCACAAAGTAAGATGCTCAAATCCACGCCTATCAGATGAAGAGGTAGACCCATTGGAACTAGATGATATGCAGACGCAAGCATCAACGGTATCAAACGATGGTTGGCTGCCGTGGAATAATGATGATATTTCTGATATTAAAAAGTTAATTAATAATAAACTTCCTGAAAAACAGCGCGCAGTAATTGAGGCGTTTTTAGCAGGTCAAAACAACAGAGATATTCATGTATCAGAAAAGTTTTATAGGTATCATCTTGCTAAGGCAATTGAGACAATTAAACAGGAGTTAAAGGTATGAGTCACTTTATTGTAGAACATCGCGTTAAGGGAAGTTATGTAATGGATACGCTGCACGGCGTTGAAGACATTGACGTATCCATGTTTAAAGATATTATTGGTATCTGGGTTTGTGAATCAATGGAAGAGTGTAATACTATGGAAAAAGAACTTAAGGAGATGCGCCATGTTGCTTGAAATTGACGATGATTTTTCAGATGACATTGTAATAAGTAGCCTTGCAAAAAGCTATATTAGCGTTGCAGCCAACTTAAAAGATCCAGAAATGTGCTGGCATGAAGATGACAAGCAATCATGGGAAGAACTATTACCTGCAATTAAAATTGTGCTTAATTGGTATTCTATGGACGCTGACGCAGAGATTAAAAAGGCTAAAAAAAGAAAATGAAACTATTTAGCAATTATGACAGGTTTGAATTAGAGCAGGACATCATCAAGCTCTGGGAAACCAATGAGAATATTGATGAATTGATCAGGCAACATTATGACAGAACAGAAGGACCGTTTTCAGACGATGAGTTTTTAAATCGTTTAGACGGTATTAAATATGTTAATGATATGAAGATCCAGCGTATATGGGATGGCTTTGAAAAGATGTTAGAAAAAGGCCAGTTCAATAAAGCAGATGACGCAGCAGGATTAAAGAATTTAAAACCAGATGTAGAATTTTTATTTAAACAAAAGAAAGGAAGTAAAAAATGACAGAAGAGCAAATCTTAGCAAAGTTAAATGAGTTTCCGGCAACTGTAGAACTTGCAGTTCAAGATTGGAATGTATTAGTTAATGTACTTAACGCACCGCAGCAAGTACAGACTATTGTATTGGCAAGATTTATTGATGTATTGCAAACTCAAATTGGGCCGCAAGTAGCCAAAGCACGCGAAGCGTTAGATGCAGTTAAGAACGCGGATGGTATTCCAGTAGAGTTAGAGGAAAAAAATTGACAGACAACTTTATTAGACAGTTCCTAAAGCATCGAGGCTTTAGTACTGACATTCAAAAAGCAGTTGATGAGAAGACTGCAAAGATTTCTGAAGAGCAGGAGATGAAACACCGCCTGTTAGCAGAGGCAATGACTAAGCAGTTTGTTAATGACATGATGCCGATGTTCCGAAAGAAGATGGAAAGTCAGCAAAAGGCAGAAGAAAAGCCGATTAGGAAGATTATTATTCCCGGTGACGAGTAAGGGCAAATTTGGAGCGCTATTTGCATTATTGTATATAGGACACGCTGGGAAGCGCTCCAATCCCCCTAGGCTGTAAATAAAGCCGCAGGTCGCCAGACACCTGCATAGAATCTGGCATTTTTTATACACATTACACACAACACACATAGGAGTTATACATGTTAAACCCATTTGAACTACGCTTTTCTATTTTCAATGCAGCTAAAGACCTTTTGGTCAAGCAACACGAAGCCAACTTGGCAGCGTGGGAAGTACTCAACAAGACGTCTAAAGAAGCTGCAGAATTAGCACCAGCTTTTCCAACAACAGAAGAAATCATCGACAAGGCTATTGAAATCAATACCTTTATCAGTGGTCAATACACAAAAGAACTAACTGGCATCGCTAAAAAGATGGCTGGCGTTTCAGTAATATTCTAAGCAATTAGTCGCCTTGGACTCGCAGGCGCAAAAGTGAAGAGGGTCTAGGTGGAAGCCCTAGAACTTTACAATAATTTAGGAAAACTTTACAATGGCCACTAAACCAGGTTTATACGCAAATATCCATGCTAAGCAAGAACGCATCAAAGCAGGTTCAGGCGAGAAGATGCGCAAGCCGGGCGCTAAAGGTGCTCCAACATCAAAAGATTTTAAAGATTCAGCAAAGACTGCTAAAAGAAAATAATGGCAACAAAGAAAAATGTTTCGCTTACAATTGGCCGTGGTGAAAAGTTGCCTGTATCTAAAGGCGCTGGGCTTACCGCCAAAGGTCGTGCTAAATATAATGCGGCTACTGGTTCGAATTTAAAAGCACCACAGCCACAAGGCGGAGCTCGTAAAGACTCATTCTGCGCTCGCATGTCAGGCATGCCAGGTCCTATGAAGGACGATAATGGAAAGCCAACACGCAAAGCAGCAGCATTAAAAAGGTGGAAGTGTGGCAGTTAAACCAAAACCAAGAGATTTTAAATTTAACGAAGAGCATGCAAAAGTTGTGCTAGAACTCGGGAAATTAGGCAGTTCACAAAAGAACATGTACGCTGCAATAGGGATCAGCAAAGCTACTGCTGCGCGCCTTAAAAAAGAAGATCCATACTTTGATGAAACGCTATCATTGGCTACAACGCATGGCCAAGCGTATTGGGAGAACATGATCCTTGCCAATGTCGAAAATAAAGCATTTAATAGCCGCATTGCAGAATTAGCGTTAAAAGGGCAGTATCCAGACGATTATCGTGAGCGTTATGATGTAAAAGCTGATATAAAACAAGACGTTACGATTGATTTTCAAGCATCAGTCAACGATCTTCTCAAGCAACTGAAAGAAGCGCAAGACTAAAATATATTTCACATAGTGGTGTAAAGGGCGACATGATCGCCCTTTTTTCTTGTATAATTAGTTATGTACAATTAAAACGGGAAAAACGAATCATGACGGCACACGCGCTACTATCAGCTTCATCATCCAAACGTTGGTTGACTTGCACACCATCTGCAAGACTTGAAGCAACACTCCCAGAGCAAAAACGAGGACCAAACCAATTTGATTTTAGTCAAGAAGGCACCATGGCTCACTCATTAGCAGAAGCCAAACTTAGACACTACTACGGACAAATTGGATTAGATGAATATGAACGTGAATACGAAATTATTAAAGCAACACCCTATTACAATGACGATTTCGAGGCTAACGTCGATAATTACGTTCTATACGTTAGAAGCCAAATTGGTGAGGGCGATAAGCCGCTCTTTGAGCAACGCGTGGATTTCAGTGATTGGGTTCCTGACGGCTTTGGTACAGCCGATGTGGTTATACTTTCTAAGCACGCCATTCGCGTCATCGACCTCAAGTTTGGAAAAGGCTTACCTGTCTACGCACTTGATAACACACAGCTCAGACTCTATGCCCTTGGAGCTTATAGCAAGTTTAAAGAAGAGTATCCAGATCTCAAAGAAGTCAGCTACACAATCCATCAGCCTCGCTTGGACAGTATATCAACTGACGGAACAACGATTGCTAAACTGGTCGATTGGGCAAATTACTTCCTCAAAACAAAAGCTAAAAAAGCATGGGCAGGCACGGGCGAGTTTATTCCTGGTGAACACTGTCAATTCTGTCGCGCCAAAGCGACGTGCCGCGCGCGGTCGGACTTCGTAAACGAATTAGCAAAATTAGAGTTCCGCCCTGCTCCGCTGCTGAATGATGCAGAGCTTGACATGGTATTACAGCGTTCAGATGCGTTAAAGTCTTGGGCTGCTGATATTCAAAATTACGCGTTAGAGCGCGCAGTAAACGAAAATGTTATTCCATTCGGTTATAAGCTAGCAAAGAGCGTAACACATCGTAAGATTAAAGATGAGACGCTTGCCGCTCATGTATTATTAGAGCGCGGATTTACTAAAGACGACATCTATACACAACCTGCTTTAAAAACAATTTCTCAGTTAGAAAAGCTTGGACCAAAAGGTCAGATTGTTAGCGATTTAGGCGATTTAATTGTACGCCCAGAAGGTCAACCTAAGTTAGTGCGTGACATCGGCGCAAAGGAAGATTTTGCATGAGTACTTGGTTGATAGCCGCCATGGGCGTCGTTTATTTTGTGGTTGCTTGCGATCAGTTCTATAAAGGCGGAACAGGGACAGGTATAATGTTTTTAGGATATGCAATGGGCAACGTGGGGTTAGTTATGGTTGCAAAATAATAATAAGAAAGGCTTGTAATGCTAGTAGAATACTTAAATTCAAAGTTTGAAATACCAGATCTACTAATTAACAAGTTTATTAAAGATTTTGATGGGCTGCCTGGAAGCGGCGCCTACGAGTCGGTATTAGAAATTCGCAGTTGCATTGCAGAAGTAGTAGATTATGTAGCAGAAGATCCAGATGCGTTGCACGAGCCCGAGATTATGTCAGATTTTCTTAGGGCTTTAGCTATGAAAAAAGCTTTGGAAACGCATGGTATCTTTTACGATGCTTAGTGTATAATGATAGTACGGGTAGACGAACAGACCCCGATTGAAGTTCTGTTCTTACGTTTTAAAGGAAATAAAAATGGCATCAGCACCAAAAAGCAAAGTAGTAACCGGTAAAGTGCGTTTCAGTTATGCGCACGTGTTTCAACCAACTTCGTCTATCGAAGGCGGCACACCAAAGTATAGCGTTTCAATCATTATCCCTAAAAGCGATACAGAGACTGTAACTAAGTTGAAGAAAGCTTTTGAAGATGTGAAAACAAATGCAGCAGCATTCTTTGGCGGCGCAGTGCCTAAAGGTTTAAAAGGCGGATTGCGTGATGGCGATGAAGAGAAAGACGACGAAGCATACGCTGGCTCATATTTCATTAACGCTAATAGCGCTCAGAAACCCGGTCTTGTTGATGCAGACATGAATGCTATTATTGACCCATCAGAATTCTATAGCGGGTGTTTTGGACGTGCTTCATTGACGTTCTATGCTTACAATTCAAATGGTAGCAAAGGCATTGCCTGCGGTCTTAATAATCTTCAGAAGCTTGAAGATGGCGAAAAGTTAGGCGGCGGTTCAACAGCAGCAACTGACTTCGCAGTTTAATAGTAGTACCATGCAGTTAAGGGAGACCAGTGGTCTCCCTTTTTTACCCACCACAATATAGAGAATAATAATAAATGGATCAATACAGAGAATACATTGCAGCTTCACGTTACGCACGTTTTATCGATGACAAGGGTCGTCGTGAGAATTGGAGTGAAACAACACAGCGCTTTGTAGACTATATTTTTAGCCGCACCGAAAAGATTTCTGCAGATGAGAAATTGAAAAAAGAAATCTACGATGCCATTTTTAACCATGAAGTAATGCCGTCCATGCGAGCCATGATGACGGCAGGAAAGAGTGCCGATCGTGACAATACTTGCGTCTATAATTGCAGCTATCTCCCAATTGATGACCCAAAAGCCTTTGACGAAGCCATGTTTATTTTGCTCTGCGGAACTGGCGTTGGATTCTCAGTTGAATCCAAGTACATTAGTCAATTGCCAGAAGTGCCAGAAAAAATGTTTGATTCAGAGCATACCATCGTCGTACACGACTCGAAAGAAGGTTGGGCAAAATCATTACGTTTACTCCTTGCAAACCTCTGGGCAGGAGAAATTCCAAAGTGGGATGTCAGCAATGTCCGGCCTGCCGGAACACGACTCAAAACTTTTGGTGGACGAGCTTCCGGGCCAGAACCATTAGTTGATTTGTTTAAATTTACAGTAAATACATTTAAAAATGCTAAAGGGCGTCGCTTGCATTCATTAGAGTGCCATGACTTGATGTGTAAAATTGGCGAGGTGGTTGTAGTCGGCGGTGTACGTCGCTCTGCAATGATCTCGTTATCTGATCTTGATGATGAAAGGATTCGTCATGCTAAAGCTGGACCATGGTGGGATACCGCACCTCACCGTGCACTCGCCAACAATAGCGCGGTTTATAATGAGACACCTACCGTTGGAAAGTTTATGGAAGAATGGCTTTCTCTATACAATTCACATAGTGGAGAAAGAGGGATATTCAATCGTGAGGCTGCGCGTAAAACTGTGGAGAAGTACGGGAACCGTGATCCTAACTTTGAATTCGGAACTAACCCCTGCTCTGAAATTATTCTTAGGCCCTATCAATTTTGTAACCTTAGCGAGGTAGTAGCCCGACATGACGACACTAGAGAAACATTACTGCGTAAAGTGCGACTTGCTACTATCCTTGGCACGATTCAAAGTACCTTTACTAAATTTCCATATTTGCGAAAAGTGTGGCAAAGAAATACGGAAGAGGAACGCCTCCTTGGTGTCTCGATTACGGGAATTTATGACAACAAAATCTTGTGTACACAAGGAGAGGAATTAAATGAATTACTTACAAGACTTAGAGAATGCGCTAGAGATACAAATAAAGAATGGGCGGCTGCTCTCGGAATCCCTGTCAGCGCTGCTATCACATGCGTCAAGCCAAGTGGAACAGTATCCCAGCTCACTGATTCGGCGAGTGGCATCCACCCTCGCCATTCTAAATTCTATATCCGAAGAGTGCGCGGAGATAAAAAAGATCCTCTCTCCCAATTCCTTGTTGGACAAGGAGTACCAGCTGAAGACTGCGTTTACAAACCAACCCAAACTACCGTCTTCAGTTTTCCTCAGAGAGCCCCAGACGGGCTCACAAGGAGCGACATCACCCCAATCGGTCACCTTGGACTTTGGCTCACTTACCAGCAGCAGTGGTGCGAGCATAAGCCTTCAGTCACCATCTCAGTCGAAGAAAAAGACTGGCCAAGTGTTGGAGCATGGACATGGGACAACTTTGACGAAATCAGTGGAGTTAGTTATCTCCCCTACGACGGAGGAAGTTATCGCCAAGCCCCGTACGAAGAGTGCACCGAAGAAGAGTACGAAGCTTTAAAAGCAAAAATGCCAGTAATTGATTGGATGCAGTTAAAAGAGAATACAGACAACGTTGAGGGCGCGCAGATGTTGGCATGTTCTGCCGGTTCTTGTGAGATCTGATCCTTGGGCATGTCCACCGCTAAATCTACTCAACTGGAACCAAGCGTGGACGTGGAAAGTCCATGCGTGGGAAAGTGTTCGCTTAACTTCTCAGGCGTTTGCAAGGGATGTCAAAGGACAAGAGATCAGATTGCAGCTTGGACGCGCCTATCAAACAGTGAAAAGCAGCAGATAATAGATAATATTTTTAGGTAAGTCAACCCGACAGGAGGAGTATCAAGAACGTGGTGATTTTTCGGGTTTCTATCCACGGCATCAACGAATTGGCAGGCGTAGCTTGTGCCTCCTCCACTTTAGTTTTTCCTTGTGGTTGGTACTTGGCGTGGGTGTAAAAACCCACGCCTTTTTTAAGGGGATTAAAATGTTTAAAGAGTTTAGTATTACAGACAGTATGTTTCAAAACGCATCACTTAAAGCTGCTGCGCTTGGCGTTCGTCCAAATAGCATTACTGGCGGAGCAGGCAATATAGTAGGTTTTCTAGGCGAAGAAGTAGCGCGCCTTGCTTTAAATGGTATTGAGAAGAATAGCTACGAGCATGATTTGCTGTTGCAAGATGGTAGATCAATTGAAGTAAAGACGCAGAAGTTAAAGTATAAACCTCAACCGCATTTTACATGCTACGTCTCAGCGTATAACCCGCGTCAGGTTTGTGATTACTACTGTTTTGTTGCTGTAGATCCATCATACAAAAAAGGATGGTATTTAGGCGTGTATCCTAAACAAGAGTATATGCGTAAAGCAGTATTCTTGACCGCAGGAGATCGGTATCCTGGTAGTATTAACACAGTTAAAGCAAACTGTTATACAATGAAGCTTGGAGATTTATTACAACAACCCTGATACGTCAGGTTGCCTTAGGAGCATATATGGTTTACAGCATCGACTTTGAAACACGCAGCGAGACAGACCTTGTTGAATATGGTCTTGACATCTACGCCAACGACCCCAGCACAGAAGTCTTGTGTATTGCGTTCGGCACCCAACCTAACAATGTAGAAGTTTGTTCAGAGAGCCAACCACATATAACCAAAGACAAGGGTTTATTTAAGCTACTTGACCACGTTGCCAATGGTGGCAAAATACAAGCATGGAACGCCATGTTCGAGTACGCCATCTGGAACTGCGTCTGTGTGCCTAAGTATGGCTGGCCCGAATTAAAGCTAGAGCAGTGCGTTGACAGTATGGCCATTGCAGCTGCAAATAAT